GAAAAATTCGTGACGATTTCATCACCCTTGGCGACCGGGCTTCCGATTTCGGTGATGATCGCGTCAACGTCGATATAAATTTTCCCCGTGGCGTCACCGGCGGGATAGAGCGACAGCGCCACCGACGCGCCAAGCGCCAGCGCGTTTTGACCATCATCGGCCGGATCATAGAAAACCTCGATCGAGCCCGATGCGCTTTTGATCGTGGCGATCGATCGCATATACGCATCGCCCATCGTGTGAAAATCCTTGGTCTCGACGGTTTGCGTCATTTCCCAAGAATTCACCTCAGCGATCGGCACAGTGTCGACCTTCACCTTGCCCCCCAGCCCCGTAATCACAGTCATATTTTAGCCCTTTCTTGAAAATTGCCGCGCTTATTGCGCCGCGGCTGGATTGCTCGGATCAGTCATGCATTGCACCACGAATGAAATTTCCAGAGCCGTGATCGACGTATCGCCCCGATCTGAAAAATCGCATTGCGTCGCGCCGCTGGCGATCACCCCGAGCGCCTGGACAGCGGGCGCGGCATAAATCGCGCCCTCGATCTGGAACGCGAGCGCGTCCGCCGCGTCTTGCGAGATCGCCGCGCCCGCGTCCTCACCCAGCCGCACGCGCACCACCAGCGACACCAAGCGCCGCGCGCGCCCGCCCATCGTCGCAAGCGCCCATTCGTCGCCAGACGTGGCGACGTCAATTCGCGGCCATGCCGCGCGCCCCCGCGGGCGCAGATCGCCGCCCGCCGAAACCGTCAGGCCCGCCGCCGTCAAAGCGGCGACGGCCGCCGCGCGCAGATCGTGGCGCAGATGTCGCGCACTCATCGGCCGGGCCCCTCAATTCGCAGCAGCGCCCGGCCGCCCTGCATCCGCTCCACCGACAGGATCGAATAAACAGCGCCCGCAAGAACCACGTCGCCGCCGTCCATATCGCCCGCCTCAGCGTCCAAGATCGAAACCCGCGTTTCGCGGACAAACGCCCCCAGAACCTCGATCCCGTCGCGCGTGATCACGCCGACCGACGCGCGCGGGGCGCCGTCCGCGGGGCGCAATTCGATCGGCTCGCCAAAAATGCCGACCGTGACACCGGCGAGAAAATCAAACGCGCCCGCCATGATCAGGCCGCGCCCGGCGTCAGCAGCACCGACCCGAGAACGGCGGCGGAGATCGCCGCGGCCGTCGCCGTGCCGATCCGATCATTCGCGGCCGCATCATCGTCGACCGTCGCCGCGCCCGCGGATGCGTCCCAATAGATCGGCGCGCCGATCGTCCAAGCCTCGCCAGAGGCTTTCGCGATCCGAAATTCGCCGACCGTGGCGACCTCGACCGGCGCGCCGTTTGCAGCGCTGGCGAAGGCGACGCCGACCAGCGACCCGACCTTGACCAGATCGCCCGAAGCGATCGCGGCGGGCGCGGGAACCGTCACCACGCCCCGCGATGCAATTTCATTTTTCATTTTGTTTCGCCCATGCTTTCACCGCGCGCGAGATTGCGCGCGGGCCGCGTCACGGCGGCGGGCCGCCCTGGCCCGCCGCCCTTTCAATCGCCCCGATCGGGCGCGCGCGCCTAGGCGCCCGTGCTGCGGTAGGTTGCCGCCGACATGGCCCCGAACCCGAAATCATGCTCGATCGACACGCCGAACCCGGTCTGCCCAAAAGGTTGTTCAACCCGGATCCGCGGCACGGCCGCCCCTTCCAGAAAGCCGAACGCAAACGCGGGCGCGATGCGCGGATCTGCAAGCACCAAAAATTCGCCGTCCGGGATTTCAGCCGTGACCAGATGATCGAGGCGACCCGCAAACGGATTGACCGCCGCCGAAACCACGGCCGAAATTGGCGACGTCAGGCGCTCCGCATCGGTTTCCAAATCCGGGCCCACCACCAAGAAACGCGCGGCCGCGTTGATCGGTTGCCCGTCCGGGCCCGGCGTTTTGCGGATCACGGCGCGGGCCCCGGAAAGCGCATCGATCGACAGCGCGACGGCCGCCAGATTGCCGCGGTCTGCATGCCACACCGCCACGCCGTCGCCCAGCTTCGCCGCCAGCGCCAGCGCCCAGAAAGTCCGCTCCTCGAACGCCTGCACCCGGCGGCCATAGTTTGCGATCGTGCGATCGATCGCGCCGAGATCATCATTCACCAGCACTTCGCGCGCGATGCCGAATTTCACGCCGTAGGATTGCAAGAACGCGGTTTCGACCCGATCGCCAAGCGTGCCGCCTTTCAGATCGCCAGAGGATCCCACCGGCACAAGATCCGGCAAATCGCCGACCGAAACCGTTTGGTGTGCGCGGAAATCTCGGAAAGAAATTTCCTCCGCGATCGCGCGATAAGCGGGCGGGATTTCGCCATAAACATCGGCAAGCCGCCGGTTCATCGCGTCGCCGACGATGCCCGAAAAATCGGACCCGGTATGGAGCGCAGACATAAGCACCTCAGAGCGCTCCGAGAACGTCCGCAGCGGGCCGCGATGCCCGGTCATGGCGGCGGCCATTTCCGCGACGCTGGACCCCATCCACTCGGCCGCCGGGCCCGAGACGTCGCGCGCGCCGCTCATTCGCGCGACCATCGCGGAAAGCATGCCCGCGCGCATCGTATCGCCTTCATCCCGACGCCCGCCACGCGGAGCGGCAGGCGTGCGCGCGCCAGCATGCGGCGGCGCCCCTTGCACCATCCAAGCCGCCTGCATCGCGGGGGCGATCGCGTCCCCGGCGATCCCGTCCGCGATCATCACCGCAAGCGCCGAATGCGAGATCCCCAGCGCGCCACCTTGCTCCATGATCTCAGAGATCCGGCCGCGTTCCATCGTGACCGCGGCGGCGGACATTGCCGCGGCGGCGGCCGTCGCCATCACCCGCACGGGGGCGGGCGCGGGCGCGGGCGCGATCGGCGCGGGATCAAGCGCCAGCAGCGGCGCGAGGGGCGCGGGAACCGCGGCGGCGGGGGGGATATTTTCGGGGAGCATGTTGCAGCCTTTCAATTTTGCGGCCCGCGGGCCGCCCTCGATCCAGCCCGCGGCGATCGCCGCGGCCCTTGTTCTTTTCGGCACGCCGCCGGGCGCGTGCATCATCAGCGGCGCGGCCGCGGCCATGCGCGTCACAGCATCCGGGGGCGGCGCGTCGCTCAATGCGTCAGCGAACCCGATCGCCACCGCCTCAGCGCCGCGCCACCACGTTTCAGCGATCATCAGCGCGCGCGCGGCGGCGGCGTCGATGCCAAGCCGCGCCGCATAAATCGGCGCGAACAACGCGCCGACTTGATCAAGCGTTGCGGCGGCGGCGCCGATTTCGGCGCTATCGCCGATCGCCATAGCGCGCGGATCATGGATCATCACCGAAGCGTCAGCGGCGATTTCAACCCGCCCCGCACCGCAGCAAATCAGCGACGCGGCGCTTGCGGCGATCCCTTCGATAATCACCGTGACCGGCCCGTCATGGCCCGCCAGAGCGGCGCGGATCGCCGCGCCCTCGTATGCATCGCCGCCGATCGAATTTATCCGCACCGTGACCGGGCCGCCCGCGAATTGCGCGAGCGCCTCGATCACCTCGCGCGCGGAAAATTCATCTTCATACCCGCCCGCCATCACATACCCATGGAGCAAGATTTGCCCGCCGATCACCAACCGCGAGCCGCTTGGATTATTCATTCAAATCCCTTTCATTTTGCACCGCCAGCCACAGCGGGCGGCGGCGCGAGCGTGGTTGTCGTCAGCAATTCGCGCGCCTGGAGATCCGCGGCGTTGTCCTCGCCGCGCTCGCGCGCGACGCGCTCGGGATCGCGGCCCTGGCTTAGCACCACGTCGCGGCGCGATCGGAACCCGGCCCGGACCTCGACCTCCGCCGCCTTCGCGTCTTTGAGCGGCTCGATCGCGGCGCGGGCGGGCGGCGTATGCGATGCGACAGCGGCGAGGATCTGCGCCGCGTTGCGCGGATCCGTAACCGCCCAACCCTCCAAGAGCCACCGCGCCAGCCCGTCGCAAAGCGTGGGAACCAGCGCATCCGATCGCCAATCATCTACATTTCGATGCATTGCCAACCGTCCGATTTTAGCGCTGGAGAAATTGACTTGGGATAATTCCCCGGTTAGCGCCTCAAAAGTAATTCCGAGCCCGCTTGCGATTTCATGTTGAACAAGTTTAACGAAACCATCGAAACCTTCGACGCTCGGAGGGCTCGAAAATGTCACCGTTTCACCGGGCCGCAAATCCTGCACCGTGCCCGGCTCGATCGTCACCGCATCGGATGCGCCAGACCCGCCGCCGCCGTCCTCACCCTCAGCCATGCCAGACAAAGGCCGCTCGTCGCCATCATCCGGCGACATGACGAAAGCGACAAAACACGCGGCGATTTTTTGGCGCATGACATTCGCGCCGATCGCGTCCGATAGATCCTGCATCCGCAGCGCGACCGGAGCGAACCAAGAAACGCCGCGGCCCTGACCCGGCCGCTCGACGCGAAAAACATGGATCACATCGACCGCTTCGACGCGATCGGATCGATCCATCACCCGGCGCAACCATCCGCCGTGCGGATGATGCCGGAAAAAATGATAGGCGATCACTTGGCCCGATGCGTCGCGCTCGATCCCCTCGGAGATCTCGCCGCCCGCGGCCGTGCGGCCCGTTTTGGCAAGGTCCAGATGATCCGCTTCGATCACCTGGACTTGAAAGGGCAGCAGCAGCGCGCGCCCCCCAGCGGACCCGCGGCGGATCCGGCGCACAAAGCATTCGCCGTCTGACACCATCGCGCGCGCCGCGAGCCGCTGGATCCCATAGAGATCGAGCCGCCCGTCCGCATCGATCGCGCGCGTTTGCAGATGCGAGCCGATCAACAGGCGCGCGCGCGCTTGCAGATCATCAGACAGACCCGACAAGGAAAGCGCGATGCCAGATCCGACGATCTCGCCCGATATGACCCGCACCGCCGCGGCGCCAAGCGGCGAATTTCGGATTATATCGCGCGAAATAAACGCGAGGCGCTGGCGATAGTCGCGCGAAATTTCATCCGCCGACCCGTGGCGCGTGCGAAACCGCCCCGCGCGCGGTTGCGTCGCCGCGTCATAACTCATCAGCGCGCCACGCGCCGACGCGATCGCGCCCCCCTTGAGCGCGGCGACCGCGGCGCGCCGCCCCTCGATCGGCTCGACGCGCGGCGTCCGGGCGCGGCCCAAGCGCGCGAAAATCCCCGCGCCGATCATGCCAAGCGCCGCGGCATTTGCAGAACCCGGCGCGAGGGGCGCGGGCGCGTGCCGCCTAGATCTTGCTCTAGCTGGCGAATGCTCCTTTTCAAATCCGCTTGGCTATTGAACATCACCGTTTGGCCGTCGATCGTGATCATTTTGGCGCCGCTATAAAGCGCACCGCGCAGTTTTTCCAGCGCAGCCGCCTTTTGCAAATCGTTCATTTCCGGCCCCTTTTAGCGCGATAGGAAATTCGACCGCCCGCGGATCCGCCGCCCGCGGCGCGGGGGCGATGCAATGGGCGGCCCCTCGATCGGAGCGGGCGGCGCGCCCCCCGCGCCCGCGGCGGGATCCGCGCCAAGCGGGCCCGCGGCGGGATCCGCGCCAAGCGCCGCGGCGGCGGGATCCCCCCGCGCCGGGCGCGCCAGCGCGGACGCATAGGCATTTCGCGGGCCCTCGATCGCCCATGCCTGGCCCGCGTCGACCGCCAGCCGATCCGCCTTTAGCACCGTGGCGAGCCCCAGCGCATAAACCGCCAGATCTAGCGCCTCGTTTCGGATCTCACCTTTGCGCAGCCGCCAGCCTTGCGGCGTCGCTTCCTCCGCCGTGATTTCGCGGAAAACTTGCGGGGGCGCAGTTTTGGGAATTCGATACGCCCGATCGACCCCTTCGGGCCGCCCAAGCGCCGCCGCGATCGCGTCTTTCGCCCGATCGGTCGCGATGTAGAGAAGCGGCAAATCGGCCGCCGCCGCGCGGCCCTTGGATCCTCGTTTTGGCGTTTGCACCCACGCAAGGCCCGGCTGGATCCCGCCGACCGGCCGCGCCAGACGCCACGCCGCGGCGCGCCCCGCGGCGCGCTCCGATCGATAGAAAGCATACGCCAAATCGGTCACGCCCGCCTCGCCGCCGCTATCGATCGCCACCGCCACCGGGCGGAGCGCATGGCCCGCCCCCTCGACAGGATAGGCCCGCGCGGCGACTTGGTGGAGCGCTTGCCAATCTTCGGCATATTTCGCGGGATCGATGCCGCGCCCGGCCGCGCCTGGCGCATCCGCGGGCGGCGCCGTGATCTCGTATCGATCGATCAACCACCGCCGCCCGCCCAAACCCCAAGCCTCGATTTGCACCACGAAACGCGCGCGCGCGCCGCCTTGGACGTCGACGGCCGCCAGCACCAAGCGCGCGCCCTGCGGCACGACGCGAAAGGCGCGATCCGCGGCGGCGCCGTGCAACGCCTCAGCCGTCGCAGCGGTTTCGCCCCGGCGCGCGGGCCGCCGAAACGGGATCGCGTGCGCGGTGTTCATCACGGCGCGCAAGCCGTCGACGTCGCCAGCATCATCGAAAGCCCGGCGAGCGGCGACATATTGCGAGACAATGCCCGCCCACGTCGACAGCGCGGCCGCGGCCCCTTGCATCCAATAGGTTGCAATATCGGATCGGCGAATATCCAGATCGCCAAGCGGCACGGCGCGCGCGCCGTCCGCCGCCTCGTGAAGCCATCGCCCGGCCGCATTCATCGCCCGCTTTTGCGCCGGCTCAATTATAGATCCGCATTCAGGGCAGACCATCACCGCGGCCGCGCCCGCATCGTGCGGCGTCAGATCGTCAGGCCATTTCAGGCGATCAAGCCGCGGCTCGAATTCATGCGCGCAATCGCTGCACCGCCAATGCCACCGCGCGCGCGTCCCTTGGTTATAGATCCCCAAGATCCCGCCACATGGCGGCGCCTCATGGATCGTATCCGCTTGCCAGCGATCTTTGATCACGTCGCGGCCGGGGGAACTTTCCGCCGCCACCATGCCAAGAGATCCGAAAGAAACCGGGCGATTTCGCGCCAGACCCCACGCCGACCCCTCGCCGTCGATATTGTCCGCCATGCGGTCATAATCGGTAAGCAGCACCAGCGGGATAGCGCGCGAGGAAAGGCTTGACGCGGTAGGCCAGCCAATCGAAAGCCGCATTCCGCCCAGAAAAGTTTTGGTGAAAATGTTGTCCGCTTGCCGCCCTGGCATGCGGCGCGCCGCCAGATCCGGCGAATGGGTGATCATCGGCGAGATTTTTTCATGGCTGAAAGCCTGCGCGCTTATCCGATCCATTTGCACCACATGCACCGCGCGCGGTTGCGCGGCGATCGCGTGCGCGATTGCATTTTCGATGATCGCGGACGTTTTGAGGCTTTGCGCCGGGCCGCAAAACGCGAGCGCCTGATACCGGCGAGACGTCATAATGTCTTGCGGCTCGGACATATAAGGCGCGGCGCTGGCGTCCCACGCCTGCCATTGCATCCCCACGCGCGCCTTGCGCGAGCGCGTCGCGACTTCCTCGACCCCCAGGCGTTCAGGCGGGCGCAAGCCGTCGATCACTTGCGCCACGATCTCAGCAGGCGAGACGAACGCGGGAAGCCGACCGCCCGATTTGCGAAAATCCGGCCGTTGTCCGATCATGGCGCCAGCCCTCCAAGGGGATTGAAAGCCTGGCGGATGCGCGCTTGCACCTCGCGCAACGTCGCATCATTCACCCCCACCAGCGCCTCGACCTGCGCGCCGGTAAGCCCAAGCGCCGCCGCGGCGCGATCCGGTTGCGCGTCCAGAGCATCGCGCACCAGAGCGAAAATCGTATCCAACATCGCCAGCGCATCAGCGGCCGGGATCAACTCGCGCCGCTCTTGCGCGGTTGCCATATAAAGCCGCTCGGTCTGATAAATCGCTTGTTGATCTTTCGGGCTCATGGCCGCGAACCCGAGATCATCGCCGCGGTTGGCAAGCGCCAGCCGCATTTGACCCACCGATTTTTCGCGCCGCGCCTTGTCCGCGTCCTCAGTCTCGCGCAGACCCTCGCGCCACGCCCAAACGTCCGACAATTGGAAAGCGTAGGCGCGCCCGTTTGCGCCGCGCTCGATCACCGGCGCGCCGTCGCGTATCCAGCGATCAACCGTTGTCTCCGAAACCGAAAACGCCGCCGCCAGATCGCCCTTGTTGACGGACGCATCATCGACGCCATCCGGGAGCGCCGCGCGCGAAATAGGGCCCCCGTCCGCCATGCCGATCAAACCCCAACCCCAACGGCAACCCGCGCCACACCTGAAAAAATCCAAAACACGCAAAACACGCGGCGAGAATTACCCCCGCGCCGCGGGGGGGGGCGGGAGGACCCGCGGCCGCGCCGCCCGCCCCGCCGCGCCGCGGCCCCGATCGGGCGCGACCGGCGCGCGCGCCGCGCATTGCCGCGCCGCCCCGGCGGGGGCGGGGGGCGCGGGGGGGCGGGCCGCGGCGGCGCGCTCGATCACCTCACGAATTCCGACAACGCGCGATCGAATTGCGCGCCGAAGCGCGCGCGAACCGTATCGGCCGCGACGCCTTCGAACCCGAAGCGCGGCGCGTATTGCGCGCTCGCCGCATAGGCGACAAGCAATTTCAGCGCGCCGCGGCGGCGTTGCCAGATCCCGGCGACGCCGCCGACAGTGCCCGAAAAAACATCCGGCCGCGCCAGCAAGCGCGCGACCGCGCCGCGGCTCATGTTGCCGAATTTGTTTTTTCGGATCTGCACCGGGATCAACAGCGCCCGGCGGCGCGGGCGGCGCGTGCCGCCGGTTTCTTGCAGGCCCAGATATTCCGCTTGCCGCGCCATGATGCCGACGCGCGCCACCAGCCGCGATTTTTTTGCCGGTTGCAGATAGACCGCGCGCCGCGTGTAGGACGTAGGCCGATCGAAAACCCGCACGATTTGCGCGCCGATCGCCGCCTTGGCGTCTTGGCCCGTGCGCGTCAGCGCCGCGGCCATTGCGATTTTCAGATCGCCGTTTTGCCGCCGGTTCATGTCTCGAAGAAACGCGGCCGCATTGCTGGAAATGTTGATCATGGCCCGCCCATTGCTCGCGCATTCGGCGCGGGCGGCGGCCCTTGCGGGCGGCGGATCCGGCCGGAATGCGCCCGCGGCTCGCCCCTTGGGGCGCCATCGGATCGACGCGCGCCTTCATGTTAATCAAAAACAGGAAAGCAAAATCAGCCTTGCCGAATGATTTCGAGCCGGTCAAGAGAAATCAACAGGGGGCGGAGCGCCCCGAACACCTCCGCCTGCACCGTTGCGGCCCCGTTTCGAACCTTGGACACGTTAGAAATCAGACCCTTGAACGGCCCCGAGCGCACCGCAACGGCGCGGCCTAAAAAATCCGCGGGATCCAGCGCCGCGCCAGAGCAAGGGGGGGGGGATTGTTTTTTCGCAGATCCAACAAAATCCGCCACCTCGCGCGCCGCGACCTGGCACGGCCGCCCGTCCACCATCAGCACGCCGCGCACCGCATCGACGCGCAGCGCCGCGCCGATTTGCTCGACAGAGGCCAAGCCCGCGAAGCCATAGCCCGGCGCGGCGTTGTGCCATGACGCGCGCATGATCGGATCGCGGACGTGGCGCGAGATGCGCATATCGCGCCGCCGCCACGCCACCGCCAGCGACAGCCCGAGCGCCGCAAGCTGGATCGCCGCGCGCGGCTCATCGCCCGATCCGACACGCAGCACCAGCCACAGACGCCCCGCCAGATCCGCGCCCATCGGATCCAAAAGCGGGCCCGGATCCGACAGGATCAAAGCCCCGATCCAATCGAGCCGGATGCGACCACCGCGGACGGAAATACCAGCGCCCGCACGCTCGCGACCTCATCGGACCATGCCCGCAAGATCGCCGCATCATCTATCCGCGCTTCTCCGCGGCCGATGCGCTCGCGCGCGCGCTCCGCCTTCGCCGCCAGAAACGGCGCATCGCCGTCAATATCGCGCCACGTCGCAAGCGACGGCGGCGCGCGCCGCGCCA